CAATGCCGGGTCTACAGGGGCATTCGTAGTTACAGGCTGAAACATTTGACGCACTCGTTGTTCCTGCTCCAATCCCCTTGCATATTCCGCCATCTGCATCTGGTGAATCTGTGCCTGTTGCTGGGCTACCTGTTGCGCCCGTTTATCGCTTTCAATTTGATGTGCTAAATTTGCTCCTCTCCAGAAGGATTCCGCAAAACTTTGTGCCATGATGTCCTCCTTACCTGTTTCTCAACCAGTCATAAGCATATATGCCGCCCATAGTCCCGGTTACGTCTTCCCCCATATCCGCCATTCGCTGTCCAAATGTAGTATAAGGTTGTTGTGTTGCGTAACTTGTGCGGGAAAATGCTTCACCCGGATAACCAGTAATTACAGGTGGTGCCGAATAAGGTGTATTTTGGAATTGTGTTAGTTCACTTGCAAGTTGGGCATAATTTCGTTGTCGTTCTCTTTCGATGTCTCCAAGTCCAGCAGAAAGAACTCCGCCTCCGGTTATTCCCCTTGCCGCCATACTTTCCATAAATGCGCGTCTGGACGCTTCAGTCCTTCTATTAATATCTGCCATTGAAGCTGATTTAGCTGCTGCAATCTTTTCTTCCTGTGGAAATCCCGTTTCCTGCCATGTTTCAGAAGCCCTCTTTTGTGCTTCTCCAATATTAGCCATCTCGCGTTGCTCGGCTTCAGTTATGTATTGCTGTTGTCTTCTTTCTGCGGCAAGTATATCTCTTTGTTGGTCTTCATATCTTTCTTCAGCGGCTTCCTGTTCCTGTTTAGCCCCGTAATACTGCGAAGCCACGTTAGCAGCCATTATGCCACCCAATGCCTGACCTCCGGTAATACCCCCACCACCAGCACCTAATAACATTTCTCCTGGAGCTACGCCGACATTTGATAAAGCAACACCGGCTCCGGTACCAGAGGCGCCAGAGGCGCCAACAGCAGTACCCCCGGCTCCCATACTCTCCAATCCGGTCGCACCTGCATACCCCGCCGCACCGGCTAACGCCGATCTGCCCAAAATCGTCCTATTGCTTCTGCCTTCATGAGCAGACATAATGCCTTCACCAAGGGCAGCACCACCCGCTGCACCATAGGGACCCAAGAGTCCCCCGGCTATACCAGTTGCTATCGGCACGGCATAACGTGTCTCTTTGTTTTTCGCCAATATCTTTCCGATTAAATCGGTCTTCTGAATGAAACTTCTTCCAGTGCCTCCCATTATAACCTCCTCTCCATGAGAACGGAAATGGGAGTCATCTTGTACTTTTCCTTGAAATGTTCCTGAAGTTTCTCACTATCAACGTCTGCTCTCAAGATGTGTACCTTATGTTCCTTCGCCCATGCTTTTATTGTTTTCCAAAACTCCTCTACACATTCAGGATGTTCATGATCATACCATACTCTGTACACCCTTATTTCATTGAAATATTTTATGGTTGCTTTTGTCAGAGATGCGATTGCATATCCGATAATCTCACCATTCTCATAAAATATAAAAATCTTGAAATCATAGTATTCAACAAAAGGCCTATTGTTTATTTCAGCTTCTATCCAGCTTATCCTGTCCCTGATACTGATTGACCCTTCCGGCTCACCCTTTGCGATTTCGACTTCAAAAGGTATAAGTCGCATTATTTCTGTGATATCTGTTACGGCTCTAACTTCCATATTCTCCTAATCTCCAAAAGGCGTAAAGCTTATTGCCCACGGTTCGTATATTTTAAGGTTTTGTGAATCAGCACAGTCTATTTTAAGGGAAAAATGATATCCTTGAAATTTCGGAAGCCCCAGTCTCGCACGCTTCCTTGATGTTTCGTTTATTATAATAATGGGTGATTGTGCCACACCATCAGCATAAATAATTAATGTCACATCCTTCCCTCCGGTATTAGCGTCATAATAGAGATATTCCGTTTCCTTCTGATGGAAAATATCTTTCATCGCCCGGTCTCCTGTTTGCAAAGTAACGGCGATTGTTTCCGAAGTTCCATTCTCGTATTGATACCCATCCGATTTACCCATGTATTCTATGCCTGTCGGTGCGTGAAACTGATATGCGTTTGGCACGAAATCACTGTGGAATATTCTGATTTCAGGATAATACAGAAAATCAATTATCAAACATTTATCAAGCGTAGTTCCTGAAGTCGGATAGATAAAATAGTATCTGCGCCCATCAAATTCAGCATAACAAGCACTTTCGGTTCCCATATCACTGAAAAATGAATCTTTTAACACCTTTTCGGTGATGTTCTTGCTCAGAGATCCATCAAACAGATAAATCCCGTCATACCATTGCCCGACTATTCCGTACTTTGTTGCCTTAAGCGTATGTTTGTTTATGATTCCCTGTTCTGCAAATGTCTGTCTTATCTGCCATGTATCAGAATCCGTCCCCTGAAGCCGGTACCAGGTCTTTTCATCCCCAATGTAAAGTTGGTCTCCCCATGCTGTAAGCCCAATCAAATCTTCTCCAATCCTTGAAACGAGAATACTATTGGCGGCTGGAAAGGCAAACGGAATACCGCTTTCCGAATAATAAAGATAACTGCCCTTAATTGTAAATATCCGATTGAGGTAATCTGTTACATCAACAAGATTTTCAGGCGGTGAATCGTATGTTGTTGTGCTAAGAATATTGTCCAGCAGTAAAGTCGCATCAGTTGCATTATCCGAATATGTCGTTGTCGTATTATCTTTGATTGTCGTAACATGGTATGTTTCCATTAAAGTTGTTGAATACCGATAGAGCTTTCTGTATATCTTTAACCCTGTCCCCGAATAAGGACAAAGCCCAATTCCTGACCATTCTATCTTTTTGCTTGATACAGTTACACTTCCGGCAGGCGAAGGCCCTGTTTCATAAACTCTCCCATTTGGAAACTTCACATAATACGTATAGTAAAGGCTGTAAGTATCACTTGGGTTCCCCGTGGCCCCTGCTGTTCCTATTGGCGCAGTTATGGGATTATCAATCCCCCATTCGTATAGATTGATTCCAGCGATTGCCTTTTTATCGTGCTCATTTATAATTAGCGTAAATTCTCTATGATCAGCCGTCTTCCATCTGGCTGTAGACCCAAGAATTCCCAGAGATGCAAAATCTCCGTCCACGGGAGTATAAAGATCACAATATCCGTCTAAATCCCATTTGATCCGAACATGATTAGAATCCCCAAGAATCACGTTATTCATATATCTTTTGATTGTGTGGATTGAATTTACCGCCGTTGCATTCACCTTAGACTTTGCCTGTCTTGTCTCAAGAACACCATCAACTTCATAGCTGAACCCCTCTGAAGATATAAGCTCACCTTCATTCAAAAGCAACGGCGATCTTTGAGTTACCACACCCTTGTCAAAACTAAGTATTTCTATCATGGGAGTTCCTTATAATAATCAAATCCCTGCATCCAGCCCCAAACAGCAGGTGTAGCCCTCAAATTTTGCCCTGAGAGCGGTCTTTTCCTTCGGTTGATATACTTCTGCGCTCCGTCATAAAACTCCTTGTAGAGGCTCTGAGAGCGTTTAAACTCGGCGCTGTCTTCTGGAAGATCAGAGAGGAGTTCTGCCGCGGCAAACGATGAGATAACCTTGTTTGATTCAGGGGGGATTTCTGTTCTCTGGTGAGGAAGGCGATAATACTCTATCAACAGGTTCCCAGCGGAAACCTCAGCATCTACCAAAGCGGTATCACTCGTAGACAAAACATAAGTGTCATCGCTGGCATATCTCAAGATTCGCCCGAAATCTGTTCTTTCAGAATAAAGCGGACAAATCCATGTTACCTCAGCAGCATTGGGATTTGAAAAGCTGATTGCCGCACCATCTGAAGACGGGATTTCATAAACCCCCAAGACCTCGGCCTTGCCATGCTTTCTATCTATGTATACTCTTTTGGGAGTTCCAGTAGTGGTTCTCCAGTTGGAAATTTCATCATTGAGTTTTTCAGGCGTGGTAATTTTCATCTCATCATACGTGCTTGATGCGCTGTAATAATACGCCGCCATCAGGTCTATAAAGTCTACAGGTAAACGATAAACCCTGATATTTGTTTTCAGTTGGATTATTGCATAAGTCCTCAGACATTTTGTAAGTCTGACAAATTCTTCTTCTGCACGTTCAATTGAATCGTCTATCCATTCATAATCTGACGATCCGCTTGTTGGGGAGAATCTTGTCGTGCCACTCTGCCGTAATCTTCTAAGGGTGAGCGCACGATGGTCTGCCAATGTATAAGTAGACATAACACCCCCTTTACTTTACATAAACAAGCACCGAACCAACAACCAGGTTTGTAAGAGTTAATGGAGAAAGGGCATTTCTTATCTTTATCGGTTCAGGGCAATCAAAATCTATGTTCGCATTACATGCTTCTACCCGCTTCAAATCAACAACAAGTTTTTCATCCCTGGTTTTGGATGAGGGTGATATTCTTGGGCTGTCACATAACTGTAATCTTGAAGCAGCAGCGGAATCATTACATGCTGCCGTAATCTTCACAATCTCGAATTTACCTCTTTTCATTGGGATACCATATCCCCCGGGACATAAAAGTGGATACATAATTGACCTCCTATTTTCTTAACTTGTTCATAATTTCTCCTGCATGTTTTACTATTCTTTCAAGCCATGCCATGAATTCATCGAAAGACATGTTGTTCTACTCATATTGTTTTCTCAGTTTTTTCATAATTGGAATTTCGCTATCATATATCTTTTTAACCCCGTCTCCCATTGCCTGCTCAATTCCTCTTATATATTTGCTGAGTTTAAAGACACCTTCAGGTTCGATAGATGAGGCTTGATCACTTCCCGGCATTGCTCTGTCCAACGTAATATGGAACTCAATCATTTCAGCACCCAAGGCTGCCGCAATCGCCATATAAACTATTCCCGGATTATGGTTAGAAAAACCTATCTTTACCCATGGATATCTTTGTTTCAGTGTTGTGATGAAGTTCAGGTTAAGCTCTTCCGGCTTTGACGGGTAAGTTGACGTGCATGCCATGATGCACGATACCCTGTCTTTGCCAAGTATTTCTATCGCTTCATCAATCATAGACAAGGTTGACATTCCCGTACTTAAGATCACTTGCGAGTCGTAATCAACACAACTTCTTAATAATTCCTTGTCTGTAATAAGAGCGGAAGGAATTTTGATATATTTACTTTTAAGCAGGATCAGATCATAAAGGCTTTTAATATCCCACGGTGAGGCAAACCATCCTATTCTGTCGCCGCAATACCTTTTTATCTCTTCGTATTCTTCATAACTAAATTCCAATCCTTCCTTCTGTTCTCTTGTAGTCGTTCCCCAAACTGACTCCCTTGGCTTATCGAGTTCTTCCTTGCTGTAAACCAAATCAATGTCACGCTTTTGGAACTTCACGTAATGGCATCCTGCCGAATAAGCCACGTCAATCAACTTCTTAGCTAAGTCCATGTTTCCATTATGATTTATGCCTGCTTCGGCTATCAGTTCAATCATGCTTCTTCCTTTCTGGGACGATATCCCCAAACCGTTAAATGATGTTCCCCATTCCAGGGACGAAGATCGGTAAACCCCGCTTTGAGAATTTTCTGTATCCACCAATCAACAGGTTTCAGACAAATATGTGAAAAAATAAAACCCTTGACCGGATGCCATTCATGTACAAGGCATATTGACAAGAAGACCAGTCTCTTACAGATACGAAAGATTTCTTTAAGTGTAAGCAATATATCATCTTCATGAATATGCTCAAGAACATCATTACACATTACAAAATCAAACTCCTCGTCTTTGTAGGGTAAGTCCATTGCTGAAGCCACTGTACAATAATCCTCAACATTGTTTTTCTTCCAGTGCATACTGATGTCTGCTATGTCACATCCAAAAACATTCCAACCCTGTTCCCTCGCGTATTTTATTCCAGTACCAGTACCGCATCCGACATCGAGACACTTGTTTATCTCAAACACTTCAGCATTTACTTTGCCGGCTATATGCTCCCACGTTATTTTTCCGCAACCAGGCTTATAGATCCCACTGGAATAAGCGTCATCATAGAACTTTTTAAGGATATATCTTGTGTCCTCAATCGGCCGGTCTTTTATGACATCATTCAGATAAAGTTCTTTCATGTTCCGTCCAATAGTTACACGTTTTGCAGGGGGGAAAGAATATCCCTTCATTCTGCGCTTTATAAATCATCTTACTGAATTCCCATGCTTCTTTTATGGAAGTGGTCTTGATATTCAACGGAGCCATTTCCCTCTTATAATCCACACAGCATAAACAGTAATATCCATCCCATGTAATTGCCGCGCTTGTTAATAGTTTTGAACACGGCATCCTTGTTTCCCTTGATGGTGAATCTGTCCATTCGTGTATTTCACTATGAATGACTTTATCCACTTTGGGAAAATCAGATCTGCCATTAAATGACTTTATCTGTGTGAAGGGAAGTCTGTCACCCTTATAATCCATAAATGCCTTTATGCTTTCAACGGGTACTGTGTCCGTGATTGAAATTGTAAGCAAATCCAACCCTGAATCGATTACTTCTCTTTTCCGTTTTGCCAGGAGAATCCCGTTAGTCGCAAAGTGTGTGAAGCATCCCTTGACTTTGGCATACCGTACCATCTCTGCTATCCGCGGGTGAAGTAATGGTTCACCGTCTTTATGTAATGTCAATTCGGGTCTTTCCAGATATGCCTTACATTCATCAATTATATCCTTGAATAGTTCCATGTCCATGAACCCCAATGGGAAGATATTTTCATTGTACCTGTTCCTCATCGGACAAATTGAACATGCCTTATTGCAATGGTTCGTCACATCAATATGTAATTCTTTAGGAAACACCTTCTCTATCCTGTGGTAATTCCTGTTGCATACATTCGTAATACACGACTGTCCCCTTACCCGGTATGTCTAACGCTGCCCGGAACTTTAAGCTGATCTCCGGGAGAGTGCATTGTTCGTTTTGGTTGTAAGAACATGTCGTTGCTGGACAGAATACCTTCATCATTTTCCCCTTTCATGGCAATGATAATCAGATTTACTTGTGATCGGGCTAAAGTAGGCAAAATTACATTAAACCCCGCTTCTTCTATTTTTTTATACCACCACTCCACACTTTTAATGCAAATATGCGGCTCGCTTCCATCATGGGGCATTTTGTAAACTGCCGGCTTTAAACAAATGGTCAGTACGAAGGTGTTTCTGCCAACACGATATATTTCTTTCAGGACATCCAAAACGCCCTCTTCGGGTATGTGTTCCATAACTTCGGTACAAATAACAAAATCAAACCTATTATCAGGAAATGGCATTTCGTCTGCTGAAGCTATCTGGCAGAATTGAGAGATATTCGCCATATCCCAATATTCCCTGGCGGGTTCGGCTATGTCTATTCCGTATGCCTCAATCCCCTCATTGCGACACATGGCTACTCCAGCACCCAGTCCACATCCAACATCCAGAACTGTTTTTATCTTTGAAAGATCATAAATATCAAAAATCTGGTTCCAAATTAACCGTCCATTATCGGCAAGGTAATCACCTGTCTGATACGCGGCATTGTATCGGAGTTGTTCCCGGGCACGCCAATCAGTTTTCGCCAGTTCCTTTTTTCTAAAACTCTCTTTTACTTTTTCAATCGCTTCGGACAAATCCATCGCGATAATTTTACTATCGTTTGTCCCCAGAATCCCGAATGATGTATCAATCATATTACAATCATATCCGTCAATCGCCATCTTCTCCAACCATTGAGCGTAACAGTGTAACGGAATGTTTGTATACCTTTTCCGCCCCCTGGAATCAAAAACTTTAAAGTGCATAATTCGCGGGTCTTCCCATTTGCTATCCTTATCCACGTAATACTGTTCATCATAACAATACTCGTTCCCGACAAAGATAATTGTTCTCGCGCCAAAAACCATATATGCCATTGCCGCCGCGGTTGTCATAGTGTTCCCGCCACACGGAACAGTTTTCCCCAAGCGGCGCCTAACCTTCTTTTTCAGGTCTTTATCAATCGCGTAATAAGGAAGCCAATATACATCGCCCTTCCATACATCAACCGCTTCAGGGGCTGTAGCGTTACTTGATATGAGCGTTAAGTCATCATTATCACAATTAAGATGTCTTTCAAGATCACCTGTTTGTCCAAGATAATAATCAAGATGCCCAACAAGATTTCCTTTATCGCCATCAATCGCTATTACATAATCAGGCTTTATCCCGTTTTCCAGTAAGAATTTAAGCGCACTGTTGGCAACAATAGTGATAAAATTATCGTCAAGAGCTTTAAGTTTTTCGATATTTTCTTTAAGGCTTGGGGATGCTCCGATTAAAACAACTGCCTTTTCTTTCTCTCCCTCTAAAAGCCCCTCAAATCTCCAGATTGATCTGTCACGGTGAATCCTGGGCAGATTTCTCTTAGTATTCTCGCTCCACATTTCAGTAGGATTCCCATATTTATCGTGCATATCATTAAAGAATTGTACTGATTGTTTAAACTGGTGCATATTCATAAGCCGCCTCCGCTATGTACCAGTCGAAAAGAGTATCTACTTCAAGGCTTCGCTCCAGCGGCATGGGATGCAATTTCACATTCATCGGATTTCCTACTCTGTTTCCCGTATTCATAAGAGATTCAAGCTTCATCCAGTATAATGCTCCATTTTCAAGATACCAGTCATCCCGATTCTGCCTGTTGGGTCTGTCATCAATCTTATACAAACAAAACGCTGTTGGAATCATGCCGACCTTGGCAACTTTTTCTACCCATCCCATAATAGGGTTCCACGTAACTCCGACAACGCTATCAATCTTTTTTTTCTTGATATGCTCGAATCCTTCTTTTATGTCTTTTACAGACCTTAAAGGCGAAGTTGGTTGCAACATACAAACATAATCACATTCATTCTCTTCGCGGGAAAAGTAATCAAACAATACAGCATCAAGACTTGCTTCGTCATCCGCAAGCTCTTCCTGACGCAGTATTGTTTCAATGCCGAGTTCCTCCGCAAGTTTGAGAATATCATCATCATCGGAAGACACCACTATTTTATCAAAAACCTTTGAGTCTTTAGCCTGTTCGATCGACCATTGAACCAACGGTTTCCCGCAAAACAACTTCTTATTCTTTCCGGGGATTCCCTTGCTGTTTTTTCTGGCAGGGATAAATGCCACGGTTTTCATAGAGCCTCCTTAAAGGGTAAAGTGGGGGAGTTTCTGCTCCCCCGGTCAGTTTATCTTTCCTTATATCTGACAATGAACGAAGCAATCCCGCCGTTGGTTTTCTTGGTTTTCAAACTGAATCCAAGGGCGTCTGCCGCGAGGAATGTCTGATTAGCCGCCTGAGTCATCGCCCTGTACCGATTAACCAGATACGCCGATACAGTAGCCGTAGCAGACGTTTTAAGCGAAGCAAACGCCGTCATTGCCGCAGTCGCGGAGGTCACCATCCTCATAGCACAATAGATTGCTGCCGTTCCCGGTGTCACTACCTTGGCATGAAAAATCTTGGTCACGACAACACTCCGCTGGAACTTAACCGAAGCAGGCGATGCCTTCCGTGTTTTTATACCACCAAGGGCATTCATGGTAGTGGAACACCCGGAAAAGGTGATATACGGTATTGTCATTTCGTTATATACACCCGTATTAAATAATGGGCACAAACTTGAAAAATCACTCATAATATCCTCCTAACTGTACTGTACAGTTTCTGTTAATGTAGGTTTAGCAAAGGTCAAAGGTTCTCCCTTCTCCATTATGTATCTTGCCTGCATGATGGCATTGTCGAGATTCAATTGCTGTATCCACGGTAAGTTTCCGTATCGTGCCGAGACTCCGAATATTCCGGCTTCCGTCGCGTTTAAATACCATCCAATGTCTGCTATTTTACCAAGGAAGTCCTCAAGTCCGAATTTCAGTGAAAGTAACATATAGCTTGTATAGACAGTGTTTCCATATATGTCTATGTGCGGTTTCCTTTGCACTGTATCCTTGATATCCTTCCTCCCGGGATAATATGTATCTTCTGCTTTTTGTGTTGGGAACGAAAGCTCATTCCCTACAAATATCAACACCTTACAACAGAACACTAACGCGGCAAAAGCCACACCTTCGTTATACTGTGAAGATAACGCGGGAAAATATTCGCCACATCCATTCATATCCTTAAACCACTTCTTAAACTTACGGATAAGATTCTCAACCCCAACATGAATCGAAAGGAACTTGATGTCTCCCTGCCATTTATCCAATAATGAAGGATGAACACATATATTAGCAATCAAGGTAATATCCTTGGTTTTCCTCATGTCCACATCTTTCCAGAATCGAACAATCGCGGGATCAGCATCCGCTATCATGCAATACCGTGGTATAAGCCCATGCTCAAAAAACGTTTTTATCCCAGAGGCAACTCCGATTGTGGTAAAATCAGCATCCCACTGCAAACTCTTTAGTTTATCCATCTGCTTTAATATGGCTGGTGATGCTCCGAGAAGAACTGCCGTTTTGCCCTCATGAGCATCCTGCAATTCTTCCGCAGCCCAACCACATTCTTTTATTCTTGCTTTGTTGGCCTTCGCGTTTTCACGCCATACTTCGCCGTAATGTTTCCCTGTATTTTGGGAAACCTGTGTTGTAAAAGTGTTCCAATCTTTATTCTCAGCGATGTAATTAAGCCTGTTCGCAAAAGCCATTTTCATTCCTACGTCAAATCATAAAGCATGCCGTGGCATTCATTAGCATTCCTCAGTTCGAGGGTATACTGCCCGGATAACTGCCATTTCTGGTTACGACCTGTCTTTGCCATTTTCTCCATGTGCCACGCGTCATTAGCCAGGTGACTTAATGAGACACGGGAACGATCAAGTATGATTAACTTGTCATTCGGCATCCACCTATCAAGAACAATGGGAAATTCAACACCCAGATCAGAAAGGAAGATATTTCTATAATACCCCACTGTCCTTTCACCCTGTTCGACACGTCTCAGTTCCTTTTCCCACGAGGCTATTACACGTGCCTGCTTCGCCCCAACGAGTATAATTGGGGAGGCCTCTTCATCCAGTCCGCCTTCATCGAATATTTTATGCACCAGCGAATTAACTCCCGCGATAGTTAATGCCCCGCTTACTTGAGTGACGAGCGTATCGGAAGGGTCTGAATCAAGGTCTGGATCACGTATCAGTTGAATGATACCCGCCATTGTCCTTAGTTCATGAGCGCCAGAATAAGTATTAGCACCTGTTGCCTTTGCATACCCCCGGATAACTGACATATCGAGTTCCCTTTTGATTTCAAGGGTTCTACGCTTGATTTGAGTCTGGAGTTCATTGGTAACTGCCTCCATATTCATATTCGAGCGGGTTTGGGTAATTTCAATCGCCCTTTCTAAGACCTGCATAAAGTTCCTGCGTTTCGTCCTCGTCACAGATATATCGCTTGAAGCCGCGTCAATATCCGCATAGGGCATTCCGACAATATAACATTTTGTCGTTGTCCAACTCGCCCATGTCGTAGAACCGTAAACACCGCCAAAAATACTGTTTAAAGTAACAGACGTATCGCACTGCCACCTGATTTCGGTTCCTGCCGGATTAAGAATAACATTCTTCCGCAGGATTCGCTGGAGAGACGCTGTAGTGTAAGTCGAACATACAACCGTCCCTACCGAAGTACAGGAAGCGAGAACATAAGCCGGATTAAGGCCATCTTCGATCCAGTTATGCTCAATATTGTGTCCAACAGCCCCCATTTTGATATGACCCAGAAGGGCCGTATCCGCGTTTAAAACAGCCGCTAATACCTGTGAGCAATCGATCTTGTCCAGTTTGTTGGATAAGGTCGCGCTAAAGCCACCAGGAGCAGCCATAAATTGTGTACTTGTCATTGCCATAATCGTTTACCTCCTTCTGGAGGCTATTTGAATAGTTCCTCCAGAACTTTATCTACATTGCCTTCCTGCGCAGCTCTTTCCATATCGGCTTTATGATCCGGCTCAGATTCAATTCCTGTTCTGATAGCGGTATCTGGCATATAGGCATTTTGGTTTATTGAAGATTGTCCGGGTGATTTCTGAACCAAAGCTTTTAATTTATCCATATCAATATCACCGAACAGCATATTTACCGACTTCTGTGCATTGAGTCGCAAATCCGATTCTCTTTGTTTATCACCTAACGCGAAAAGTTTTCTGACTCCCGCGGGAGATGTAACAAGTTGCGGATACTGATTCGACAGCATTTTGGCATACGCGTAACGCTCCTGAAATTCATTTGGATTCTGGATATTCATTTCTTCGATAACAGAGGCTACCTGTGCTTCTTGCACCTGTTGCTGGACTCTTTGATCAACCACAGTTTGTATCGCCTCTTGAGGATTTTCCATGTACCGAGTATCAAAATCCTGCTGTTGAGGTGCTGGTTGATTCTGACCACCAATTCTCATGAGCTCTATCTGTTCCTGAATACCTGCCAGTTGTTCCCGTAATTCCTTATTTTCCTGCGTTGATTTAGTGTATGCACCTTGCACATTTTTGTAACCAACATTTGCGTCTTCGAGTGTTTTGAAAACGCCTTCTTGCTCCGGTGGTTTTTCCGGTGGTTCTTGATCTTTGTCCGGTGGGTCGACTATATTCTCAAGTCCTTCCACATTTGGGAGATCGTTCATGATTTGCTCCTTTTCGTATCGGGTTTATGAGCCGATATTAAGTGCTTTGATTTTTGCTGTCAGTGTAATGCCAAGAACCTTACCGTTGACTTTTTCTATCCCTATATCTACGGAACTCTGATAGGGTTTTAGAATATCCTCGATACGACTTAGGATTCGACTCAGCTTGCCATCCATAACTTCATCTATACTAATCTGAGGTCGCCTTATTTCACTCTTTTTCATCTTGCAGCCTCAAAATATCATTCTTTGCTTTGATCACCTGATCTACATACTGCATAATTTTTACTAACGCTCTTGCCTCTCCTTTTCGTATAGGATTGTCATCATCGAATAAAAGACCTACGGGATTACTGTTCTTTAGAATATAGGCTTCTATATATACCCACCCCTTAGTCTTTACCATTTCCTCAAAGCAATATGCCATTTCGACTATTTCGTCATTGTTCAGTCCGAATTCCGGGGTCTGCATTTTCTTACGAATTCCTGTCACATCACTGCTTTCAAGAATCTGACGCTTTATATCGGCACTATTCATTTTTTTTGTCCCCTTCCTGCTTTACCCTTTCAAGCATTATCTTACCTTCTGTCTTCGCGCCTTCGAGCTTTGCCTTCGCCACGTTTTTCGTATCCTCGCCATAGGCTATCATCTGCATTTCCTTCCTTTCCTGCTCGTCAAGGATGGCATCTGCCTGCTGCTGTTCGATTTTAATAATAATTTGTTCGATGTTCTTTATATCAAGCGTTTCAAGTCCCGCTCTTGCTGCTTCATACCAGTTAATAACAAACGGTTCCGGGCCTGACATTGCCACCGGAGCCACCCTTTCAAGTATCGCTGAGGCCGCCGCGATTTGCTGTTGCCGAATCTCCTTTACATGGGTTACGCTTGACCCCATCGGTTTAAAGAGATAAAATCTTCTGATATCCGCTTCAGATAACTGATAGAACCCGGCGTCCCGATCACCGATTATTGCTTCATATTCCTGTTGTGACATATATCGTCTTGTGAGTAGAATTATTCTCGTTGCGATATTTTGAAGTACGCCAAACTCAGCGAGTTTTATCGCGAGGTCAAGACGATTCATCGCCGCCTGCTGAAGTTTTATTACTGTAGTGGGACGTTCTTCATGGGTGGGTGTCATTCCCCTTGCATACCCAAACATCGATAAAGCATTTTCCATGTCAAACTGAATCTTGTCTTCTTCATTATAGGCCGATGCTGAAACATCCGGTTGGTCGAGGACTTCGATATCGGTTAAGTTTTCCATAGGCCAGATAGCTCCGGCATAATACTGGATAAGATCGTAATTTATATCCGCACCCGCTCGTGCCTTCAGTATTTTATGGATTACAAGATCAATATTGTCACGCCTCGCGCTACGAATAAGATTTTTGTCCTCCTGCAAAACTTCAAGGGATTCAGGTATTCCCATGCCGAAAAATTCACCTGGAACTGGAATGTATTTATATTGAACTATCGGTTGATCATAAGGGAAGGGTTTTATAACCATCGGCTCTCCAAGGGCATTCTGGATCGGTTCCCGGCTGTCACGAATAATGACCGCTCGATTGGCTATTGTGATCACATGACCGCCACTGAAATAATGTAGAATTTCTATATCGTCATCCGAAGGGTTGTAATTTTTAATCCCGACTTCCGCGAGAAGGTCTTCATGCCATTTCTTCTCTACGCTACCACCTCCAGCAAAAGACCCTAATTCCGTTAGCGCTCCTTCAAGCCCTACTGTTTCCGCAAGCTCCATTGCTTCGTCTTTTCCCATGAACTCCCTTACAAAGACCCCTTTTGCCCTTGATAGCCGCCTTACGCTTGTAACCGGAAGTACATCCCAAAACCCTACTGTTTTGAGAAGCGGGCCAAGATACCTGTTGCCACCAATCTTTGGATAAACACCCAGGTAGGCATTTCCAAAGATACCTCCATCTTTAAAATAATCCGTTATCTCTTCAAAGAATTCTGTATCCTCATGGCTTATCTGCTGATCAAGGCAGACTTCAATCTGTTTGCCTATTTTTATGGGGTCTATCTGTTGATGCTGTTGCATTAACTGAGAAGTCTTACGGGGAATTACGGAAAAAAACGGCATGGTTCCAAGTAGCGTCTGAACCATATTGGCTGTTGAATCTTCGACAAAAGCGAAGATGTCTCTTGTCCGGGTACGATTTATATAAGGCCAGTCATCATCATCAATAGCAGACCCGAACCTGTATAGCCGGTAAAATCGTTTTGCCCGGTCAAAATAAGGCTTACAGTGATCTTCTGCCTTGCTGAGTTTATCAAGTAACCATTTCAGTGTTGCTATTCGCTCAGGACTTTGCATCTTCTTTCCTCAGTACCTCTATAAGTTTTTCAAGAGCGCTGGTGACTCCCTTGATATGCCGTACAATCAGCACAATCATTTTTATTTTATCTTCATTAGGCATAACTGTGTCTTCGCTGCCTCATCGCTGTTCCCAATCTGTCTTCAAGATAGGTTACTCTATCCTTTTCTTCCTGCGGGCTTCGGTATTTGGGCTGTTCCATTGCTACATACCTGACAACATCACTCCAATCCTTATATTTTTCCACAGGTTTGCCCCTGCCGTCATCTTTGTACTGATAATTGAACATTGAATGAATAATTCCGTCTGTACCTCCGCATCCGTCCTTCGCAAACACCATTCCCGGCCTTGCTTCACCATGTAAGGTAGAAAATTGGAGTTTCAGATATTCTTTTACTATTTTGTGCCCCAATTCCACATCACCCGGCGCGGAATGTGACAAAGTTATATGTTTAATACCGTTTTTCTCCAATTCCCCCTGCCATGTCTTCCGCTCAAATTCTGTCTTAGCTCCGAATTTAGCATCCAACACAACTACTTTGGGTTGCTTGTAGCCGTGTAACGCCCTTCTCGCTTCTATCTGCCGGACAAAATCTTTAATATCGCCATCTTTTAAAAGTAGTTGGTCATACCAGTAAATCCTGTTACGCTTTTTGTCGTAAATTTCTATTTCTTCCGGGCTTACCGCACCAAATCCCCAATGTGTCGGACGTGCATCATGTGGGTCTATCCCCTCAACAAACATCCAGTCTTTAGGAATGGAAAAATCTTCATAAATATGTTTCTCGCGGCTGAGTACCTTGTAAACCAGACCACTTAAATGTAACCATATCCCTTTTTCCCTGGCTTCCCTCTCTTCCGGGTCCAGCTTTTTAAGGTATTCTTCTATCCCCGCCTTCGGTATAAACCCCATTACACGCCCGCATTTCGGACAATGCGGAATTCCCCGTATAACCTTGCCGTCTTCGTTTATAAAGTTCTCAGGAACGAGTACGTCACACGTATGACACCAATCCATGCAATTATCCCAGATTTCACCACGTATAACGGCTATTTCGGGATCAAACTCACTCATACCACTACACTCGCCTTTAAACTAAGGATATCGTAAACCCATGCTTCTTTCAATGGTGTCATTGTAAACCACGTTGGAGCATTGGTTACCACCTTCCCTCTTTCAACCGCCTTATATGTCTCCTCCGGCGGCGGCTCATCATAATGCACCCAATCATAATCAATCCCCTCAAATGAATCCGCCTGCTGGTCATAAGAGCGAATATGAATTACCGAACCACACTTCTTCCCGTTACAATCATAAGGTAAGGTGACACGAATCGTTATTCCTGTCGGGCCGGGTTTAAATTTGGGCTTACAGGTCTTGGGAATTAACAGCCTTAACGTGGGATCAATCTTCTCCGGTACAGAATGCATCATCGTCTCACACGCAATTAACCCCTGATTAGGAATTTTTATCTTTATCTTGTAGTCGGGGTCATCCTCGTACAACCACGGCCTGAATCCCATCGAATGGGCTATATCCTCTGCTATTCCCCCGTGCGTATTATGATGTATTAACCCCCCGGCAAAATAATTGTGGTATTTTTCTACTGTAAAATCGTAAACTTCTTGCTTGACATCAATAGGATTAATATTTATAATATGATTACCATCAACTAAAGGAGGATTATATGAAGAAATCACCGTACCACTCAAAGGGGATCCCGAAAGAAATGATTGAGAAAATTCGGAACATGGTTGAGGTTGAATGTCTCCAGCAAAGGCTAATTGCTGAAAAGCTGGGGATCCACCAATGCACCGTAGAAAGAACCTGTAGGCGTCTTGGACTAAAGACTCAACGGACAGGACCTCGTAACGGGGAAGGTCACACAAATTGGAAAGGTGGGAGAAAAATGGTCGGAAAATACCCATATATTTACTCCTATAACCACCCTTACGCAACACAAAATTACGTTCTTGAGAGCCATCTCGTGATGGAACAGAAAACTGGTCGTTACGTACTTCCCGGAGAAGTTGTTCACCATCTTGATCGCAATCCATCAAACAATCATATCGAGAATCTTGTTCTCTTTGCTTCAAACGGGGAGCATTTAAAAGAGGAACTGACGGGAAAGTGCCCGAATTGGACTCCCGATGGGCTTGAAAGGCTTCGTAAATGTCGTGAACAAAGCTGTAACATCCGGAGGAAGTCAAAACCAGGTGTTCATCAGCCGCTTCTATAACACGACCATCACTCATTTCTATCCGATAACACTTGTGGAGGCCTTCTTTCTTGAACGGAGCGTGGGCCTTCGCAATTACTTTTTTATTCCCATCCCATGCGTAAACATCGAACGGTTTGCCTTTTTTATACAACTCGCCCACCTTAAACTCTCCAGATGGAGTGCTTATAAGTGCTTGAAATGACGTGCATTTCCCGATTTTGTTGCCCGCCTCAAACAATCTCGTCCTCGGTGTCTCCCCATTAATGTTCTTGCACCGGATAAACAGCTCCTGCGCCCGGTTCATCTCTAAAAAAAACAGCGGATATTCCTCAATTAACTTCGCCTCAAGCTCTTCCTGGTTCATTTCTGCCATTCTTCCCGCTTTACTTCCTTTACCTTAACGTCTTTGGGGTCAATATAATAAAGACTGCCCTCATTATAAACAAAACGTGCGTTTGTTTCATCAAACATTTGTCTTATTTTCTGTTCTAACTTCTTTACTGAAAAGTCTTCAGCAAATTTTAATCTTGTTCTGGCTTCTCGCCAAAATTTTTCATCTAATTTTAAAGTCGGTCTTGAAATGTTTGGTTTGTTCATTTCTTCTTCCTCCAAGTACTGTAAGCCACTGCTAAACGCTGTTTTTGGCTGTGAAACTCTTCCCGCATCCGTTTGTTCTCCATAAACCTGGAAATAAACTCGGAACGCTTCTCATTTTTCCTGCGTCGGGGTAACGGCATTGTTCGCCTCCTATATTAAGTGTTCATGCCAGTGATCCGGCTGGCTTCTCATACCAATATCGCGAAAAACTTTATCAGGAAACAAAGACTTACGAATATTCTCAACTTCAATTTCCTCTTCCTTCGTTAAAATAGTCCGATGTTCTTTTAAAACGATCATAGGCACTTTACATGTTCTGCATGTGAGTATATAAAAATCTCCCAGGTCTCTTTCAAAAACCGTCTCACAAAGCTCACAACTCATCTTTTATCTCCAACTCTTTAAAATTGTCCTTCAAAACCTGTAATAATCCTTGTGCCAAACCATCCATCATGAATTCTCCGTTATTAGTTGAATTTTCAATACCATTGCAACAATATACTTGATTTATCACATGAAAAATCTCATGCCAAAAGACTTGCTCTACATAATCAGGATGATTCTCTATGCCAGCACTGTTTACATTTGAAATAAAAATTTTATCAGCACAAAAATCAGTATGCCCATCTATATCACTTCGCTCTAAAAAGAAATACGGATATTCTATTTTAAATGTGTGCCCACCTATTTTCAACTGCTCCGGTATCTTCATTATTCCTTATTCCAAATATGTGCTATAAAAGAAGCCCCACATCTCCATAAGACGCCCCATGTTCTTGGGTGTTTACAAGATGGTTATTAATTCTTGCTTCAATATGGGTCTTGTCAATAATCTTTATAATAACTCCCCAAGGACTTTCACCTTTCAAAAATACTTTTATATCTTCCCCTATTTTTAGTCTTTTTATCATTTTACTTCTTCTCCGGCTTACAGCCGCCTATTTTCCTCCTCGTCGCTTACTCGAACGCGGGGAACGTATGCTTGGGTCTTTTCCGTCTCTGTCCGGCGTGGTTGCCCCATATCGTTTTTATTCCATGTATTAGCAAACAATTTCTCTAATGACCCGTCTACTGGCCCCATTACTGATCCCATCTTAATATATACCTCGCTAACGACTTTAAATCATACACATCCAAATCACCAGACTCTATCGCACGCTTTACCGTCCTCGTAGAACACCCTCTTGCCTCAGCTATATCTCCCAACTTAATCGTGAGTACAAACCTTGGTCTTGGAAGACCCTGTATCCTGTTGTCTCCCACCTTAAAACCCATGCCATATCCTTTAAATTGACCCATATTTACCTTTTTGTCGTAATATAGCTAAGCCTATAGGACAAACTTTTTGTTTTTCCAGTTAATCGAGGGGATATAACATATATTCGAACCCCCTCCACCCCCCCTCGGCCCTTCCTCACAGATAAGCATGCTTATTACCTTATCCACAGCAAAGTTTACATAAAGAAGCTTATCGGACATTCCATTAAATGTAACCCCCCGGAACCCTGACTATTAGTTATCAACATAATTATCATGTGCTATCCCTGGACTTATCCACAGACTTATCCACAGTTACGGTTCGCCGCTTATCCCTCAATTCCTGGATTGCACCCACTATTACACTTACATTCTCCGTGGATTCTCCTCTTTCGAGTCGCTCCTTATCATACAAAATGCCATACATTCCAATACGTTGATAGGCCGAAGCCTTTTTAATTGAGTCGCAGTCAAGACTCTTTAATATCTCCAGTTGTATCTCCGCTAATATATCGGCTCTATTGACTTTATATTGCTCTAACTGCCGGAACTTACCTTTATACGGTCTCAATGCTTGTTCTACAGCTTGTTTACTTACATTGAATACTTTGCCTATGTCTGTATAGGTAACGCCCTGTTGTCTTAGTTCTAAGGCTTTTTTAACATCAATCCCTTTGTTATTAGCGTCAAGTGGGTCAATTATAGATATTAATCTAATCTGGCCGTTTTCTGTGTTTATGTATGATTCTGGGCGATTGTTTGACTTATTGGATTTCTTGGTTGGGTTTGTTTTACTTATTGCCATGATACACCTTTGCGGTTAATATCACTACATTAATTGAGATTGCTTCCTGGTCTATCAACTGTTTTATCCGCAGTTTTGAGTTTTAGACTATTTGTGGTTATTTTCACGTTTTCACCGTTATTTTGCCTGTTTTCGTATCGTTGCATTGATTTCATTGACTATTCCGGGGACGTTATGTAAACTTTGACTCGATCTTCTGTTTTATTTACTGCGTTTCCGGCTGATTCTGATTTTCTCACCTATGAATATCACCACTTTTTAGCATTTTACCCTATTGATTTATAATGTCAAGTTTTTTCTTTTCACCTTTATGTTTATGTTATTATTACACTTTTTAGATTTATTGTTTTTTTGAGTTCCTGGCACAATAAATGTAATTATATTAAACCGTCATTGTATAAAACAAGCAGGCTATTTAGTTCTTTGAAACGTTGAGTAATGGATTTTTCAGATGGGCCCCACGCTTCACTTATTTTACTATGGTATTTTATATGTTCATCCCTTTCCATAACGGCAAGGTTATTAATATCGTTGTTAAAGGGATCCCCATCAATGTGATGGACAACATCATTCCAAGTTAACCCAAGTATAACCTCTTTAATTTTCTTGCGGGCTTTCATCCTGGAATAGATTTACCGATGTTTTAAAGATGTCATAACATAACTATACACTAACTGACAGAAATGTCAAGAAAAAACGGAGATATAAAAATGCAATATCTATACAAAAGGATTTATGAAGCCTATGAGAAAAATGAAAAGAAAATCCGGGCGGCAATTCTTTACAATGTAGTCAACACCAAATACCGCCCCATATCAAACATAAAAATCACGCAGTTATGGGATATTCACAATAAAACATTTAAATCATAAGGGGGAAAGAAAATGAAACGCTACAACGTAATAAATGCAGACAACGAGACTATAAGAACTGTGGTTGCAAGCACGCAAAAAGCGGCCAGCAAAAAAGTTAAGTTTTTGTTTGGCCGGGCAAGTTGTTTTCTGAAAATAGAATTTAAAGAGGAGGTATGAAAATGTTTAAGATGACATATAGTGAAGCTATCGAAATACAAAAGGAACAAATTGATTTTTATGCCAAGTTCTTGACTGCAAATAAGCGCTCCGAACTTGCGAAAATGACAAAACCTTGTCCGTTTGATCCTGATGAAGTGAGACCGGTAATCAAAATCAATGAATTAGTCCCACGAGGCACAGTAATTGAATGGCTTTGCGGATTCGGAAAACAGGAGGTATAAGATGTGGAGAATCACGAAACGAAACGGTGAAAGTACCTGGTTTATTGCTCTGATAAAAAAGGGTAACTTCAGATTTGCTAAGCATGTCTTCAAACTGGTTGTTAATTTGCAGCCGGGGGAAGTAATAACGATCGAAAAGGAGCAGCGTTAATTTACATGGCCGGGGGTTTCGACTCCCGGCTTTTTTATTCATACTCAAATCTGTTATTAAATGGGTTGAATTTCAGATCACTGCCCGGTCTTTCATAACTCCATTCGTCTTCCATAGTGTTATATCGCAGCGCAGAACTATCAGGCGCAAGCTCGAAACGATCTTCCATGGCATTATATCTGTTTAAACTATTTTGAGGGGCATATTGGAATTGATTTTCCATAGCATTATACTGAAGACTATCCCCCGGCGACACAGTTTCGAATCTGCCTGACATAGGATTGTAGCGTTGTCCTGAATATGCTCCCCCAACACATAAAACAAGAATCGCATATATCGTCATTGCCACTATTAAATAATCTGTTTGCTTTTTCATTTCTTCACCTCCTTTCTGATTTTGTTAACTTTTATCAACATAAACAATACAAGTATTTACGTTTGTTCCACTTTCTTTAAAAGATTTCTCTGGCAATTTAATAAATTTCCCATTAAGTTTAGTTATTTTATCTCTAAATTGTTCTGTTTTTTTATTAGTCCTGAACATGACACTACTGGACATAATCGAAACAACTCTCGGGGCAAGATCAAGCATGTGGTTCACGTGATCTATGTCTTGTTGTTTTGTGAATGGAGGATTTGCGACGATTACATTGTATTTTTCATCATACGTTAAAAAATCTTCCCCCCGTACATTAAAACCGGTATCTAATAAATATTGTCTATTATCCGGATTTAATTCCACACAATCACAGTATGGAATGTATCTTGCGATTGCTCCTCTCCCCGCACTTGGTTCTAATACTTTATCATTATATTTAATACCAGCCATTTCAACGAGTTGTTTTGCAATATGTTCCGGCGTTTCAAAAAATTGATATTCTTTTTTACTATCCGTATATTCTTCCGCTAAAAGGATTTCTTCTATTATTTCTTCAGGAGAATCTAAGAAAACATGCGCCTTATATTTTCTGTTCCATTTACCACCAACAGCCTCAAGCGTTTTATTCACGGCTAAATATACTTTTCTTTCAAGCTTCTCGGGTGGTAAATAAAGCCTGTTCCCTACTATTTCTGAATTTCCTAAAATGTTAGCAACATCGGTTTTTATTATCATCTCTTCACCTCTTTTTTTATTTTAAAATTATCCTGGCTTCCGTTAAAATAGCCTGTTGTTACGCTTGGCAAGACTCTGTATTTCTTAGCTAACCTCCTGCACATCAAACCCCATGCTTGCCGTTCTGTTTTAGCGTAACGGTAAACAACTGAGACCTCTCCATGATAATTAAATGTGCCTGTAAATAATATCTTCATTGTCTCACTCGTAAAACTTCTTAGTTTCGGGATCAAACCTTAATTTTAGACTTCCTTCTGTTCCCATCTCTCTGTTTTTCTTAACATACAAAACCGCATCAGGAATTTGTTTCCCATTTTTTTCTCCTGCTTCAACTTCTTCTTCCCCGGGCCGGTGCATAATCAATACATTGTGGGCTAAATTCGTTATATGTCCCGTTCCCATTATATCCACTTTGCCGGGTCTGTCGCTGTCTTTCATTCCCTTCCGGGGATGGGCTACTAAGTGAATATGACACCTGAATTTATCACCGAAGGCGGTTAATTGATTAATAAATTTTTTATGTTCCTTCAGTTCGTCTTTTTCTGGAAAGTCGAGTTTCATGAGGCTGTCAATTAAAAAATGCTTGACTCCATATTTCCGGGCGGCATATTCAAATATATCAAGTATAGACTCTGGATTAAGGGCATCCAAGGTATTAATTAAGAAAATTTTTCCTGTCATCCATTCGAGGGCTTTTTTAATATCGTTCCGGTATAAAAAAGACTTCCCAGTGTGTTGCATTACTGCCCACCTTAAATATTTTGGTACTCTCATTTCAAGCGAAGCGATACAACTTTTAACGTCTCTTTTTGCCAGGTTTAAAAAGACCTGGTTCAATATAGTGGATTTCCCAGCGCTGTTCCGACCACTCCAGACTGTCAATTCGGATTCACGCCAACCACCCAATAATTTATCCAGTTTTTGCCATCCTGTTGATATTCCTTTAAGTTGATCGGGGTAACTGAAAAGAGAACTAACCTCATCAATAAATTCAGAAGGGCTTACTAATATAGCTGGTTTAAAGTCCTGTGCCATTGCTATACAATCATACATTTCGCTTTTCGGAATGTTGGACTTCAGGCATTCATTCGCATCCTTTCGGGGGAAGGTGACTGCCTTACACCGCCAAAGTCCTAACCTTTGGACTATTTCATGCAGCCCTTTCCGCCCTGCCGTGTCATTATCAAAGCAAATATAAATCGTTGTGTATTTTTCCAACCATTCCCATTCGTTTTCCAGCCATCGAAAATCATTAACGCCGTTAGGAACAGACACAGAAGGGACCCCATATTGATGTAATGCCATACAATCATACTCGCCTTCTGTGATTATCAGCTCATTCGTTTTAATGTTGTCCCGGTTAAATAACACGGGTTCAGCATTTTTCTCTGTCCACATATCTTTTTTTTCAATGCTCCGATATTTCACATTGACCATTTCACCATCTTTGAAAAATGGGATCATTACCGTGTTCCCGTTGTACTGCCCTATTTTGAAATAGTTAATAGTTTCATCCGTAAACCTCCTTCCTTTGAGATATTCAACAACTGCATTTTCCAGCTTTTGAGTTTTTGGTTTCGGCTTTTGATATGTCGGTTTTGTGTAATTATAAAATGCTTTTTCGCTGTCAAGATGTTTTGGCTCATCTCCCAAGTCTCGTTGAAAATCCCACCATGACCCCCTGACACCGCAAGAATTTTCGTGCAAACACTTGAAAGCTCCGGTTGTTAAGTTAATGGCGAACTTCTTTTGAGTGTCATCGCAGAAAGGGCAGTTCATAACCGCTTCTGTTTTTCCGTTGCGATTCTTCTCTTGCCACTTAAATCCTTTTTCAGACAGATATTCCCGTATCTGCATTAGATTTCCTTTAAATTAAATAACTTAAAGAGTTTAACCGTAAGACGTTGAGTCAATAAGCCATGTAAGTTTAAATATATGATTATTTTTTTACAAACTTTTTGCATAAGGATCTTCATGGTTCGCTCCTATTAAAAATCCCCGTTTATGCCAATTTAATAAAGTTTTATAGTGATCATTATATTTCTCACCCTTAACGGTAATTGAATAATCTACTTTTTCTATTCCTATAATTAAAGTTTCCCTTCCTAACGCTTTGTCTAATTTCTGATATTCTTCATCTGATAAGAAGACACTATCTAAGTATTTGTTTTTAGCAACTTTTTTTAACGGTTTAGTAACGGTTTTGTAACCGTTTTGTAACGGTTCATTAGTAATAGTATTAGAATTAGTTATAGAATTAGTATTATAAATAGTAAGATTCTTTGTTTCAAAGCCACTTTTTAAATACGGATATTGCTCCATAAAAATATTCCAAAGTGGAGTTTGGTAATTTTGATTATCTGACCTGATTCCCGATTCTATTCTTTCGGGTCTACCTCCGGAATTGTAATTCATGAACCTGTGGACAAATACAAAGGAATTATCGAAGTCATAGGAAACATTTTTTAAATCGTTACTTAACAGTTTCTTAACGGTTTCTTTTTTAATACAAGTTTCATTTTGGATTGTCTTTGTGGTAATTGGATAAATACCTGATTCGGTGGTTCGTCTATTGGTACAAAGATAAAGAAACAGAAGCTTGGCATCTGGCGAATAATCTTGAAAATCAGGATCATCCCATATTGCACATAGAATTGAGCGGTATTTAGCCATCAAACTTTCCTTGATATTCGAAATTCTTAATTAATTGTTCTAAAAGATAATACCCCCGCTCAACTCCGATTGAATTACATAAATTCCATCTTAGGGCGTCTGATAAATGCTGTGGGTGGTAAAGATTAGATGCTGAAAAAAGGAAATCTTGAATACACAAAACGTCATCAGCCAAAAACTGCTTAGCACGGAGCATATCGAGAAGTTGAGACTCACATTCCTTACGAATCTCTGTTTCATATTCATGGCAATTAGAACATAGCGTTAATAGATTATAATTTTTATATTCCCAAGGTGCTTTATTGGGAATGTAACGCAAATGATGAACATGAAGAGTAGTTTCTTTATCCCCGCATTTCTGACATTGCCAGTCATCTCTTTCCAAAACTTCCAATCTTTTCTTCTGCCACCGTGGGTCTTTTATTTTTTCTAAATATTTCATAATACCACCCTTGACAATAAAAAAGGCTCACCCATAGGCAGGTACAGGGGGATGAAACCCTGGCCGACTTAACGACAACCCATGAATGAACCTTCTTAGTTTTCAAGTTTATTATTTTCATCCTTCACCTTAATCTTATCTACGCATAATCTAATCAGTTTGTCAAGTTGTTTCTTCCCCGAATCTTCATACACGCATCCGTGGTAAGCCTGGCTTCATCTCAGAACACCCACCCGCTTTCTTGCCCTAAATAACTTTCTGATTTTTTCATAAACAGAATCAACTGATTCGTCGTCACTGATCTGAATACGATATTGATACTCACAATAACCGTCATTTATTGAAATTTTCCAGTTACTCTTCATTTTTTCCTCCCTTCAAAACACCCACCTCAAGAATTCTACTCCCTACAGAAGCAGCTTGCAGAATCCGATCCCGGCGCAAACAACCAGAAACATGAACAAGAAGCTGATTGCGTATCGCATTAGTCCCTCCCTAATGCCCTTTTTGCTATCTTCCCGGCATCCTTGAGAATTTTATTTGAACTTCCTCCACCAATTCCGTAATTGTGAGGATTTGCGTAAAACCGTAAAGCATTTTTTAGTTTTAGTGTTTGGTCTTCTTTGTCCCAATCGTCTGGTAAACTATCCAACAATGCCCGTAGGCTTTGCTCATTCATTATTCCCCCTTATTTGCTTCACTAATTCAGCCCACCCCAAAGGCATTTCCCATCCTTCAGGGATGAAATTAATCAGCAGATTTATTTGGTTAAGGGCGTCTGCTACTCTCATTACAACCCCAAAACTCAACATGAAATCCGATACTTCTTCGCCGTTTAAAAGCATTTCTATGGCTCCGAGTTTAGCATTAGCCAAGATTAATCCGTTTTTTAAAGTATCCTCTCGCCATTCGGTTTTATCATCTGGCAAACTATCCAATAATGCCTGTAGGCTTTGCTCATTCATTATTCCCCCCAATCACTTAGCTTTATTTTTAGCCCAGCTTTAATATCTTCAAGGTCTGACATACTCATTTTGTAAGCTTTTCCTTTATTTCGTGATTTTTCCTTCAGGGCATTATATTTCTTGGCACCGATACACTCAATGACATTGTCCCTAAGTGTTTCAGGATCAGCATGTCCATATTTAACGTGATGATTCCAACAGAGCAAAATTCCGTTGTCGAGATCCCAACGGGTGCTTTTGTGCCTTCGCCCCATAATGTGATGCGCTTCGAGTCGGCCATCATGATTGCATACTCGACAAGTTTTATCTCTCATCCGTATACAATTTGACCATAGGGTGTCAAGCGCCCTTTCTAACTTTTTCCGTTCAGTTTCTTTGATTTCCATTATTTTCTCCTTTTCATTGTTAGTCTACACACTTCTCCATCCGGACGAATAAACTCCGTAAAGTCTGTTTTGATGGCTATATAGTGGCCATGATAATCACGGATGTACTTTTCGTGCAGGCTAGTATCCCACCTGGGGATTGACAGGAAGGATGGAATCAATAGTAAAAATATGATGAATAGGATTGTTTTCACATTCTCTCCCCGAACTCAGTAGAAACCCATTTGCCGTTTTCCTTGAACTCGATTTTTAAATTGCTTTCAATCATCATTTCATCTACTTCTTTTTCAAGAGATTTTCCTTTTTTGATTTCGCTTATTCTTTTATTCATCCATATTTTAAATTTGGGATGCTTGTTCAGATTTCTAAACGCTTCTTTAGTATTGGCGATTTTCTCTTTATGAGATTGTCCAGTAGTTCTTGCCCCCGAATCTTTATGATATATCCGAACACAATTCATATGTCTGTTTCTATGCTGTCCGCCAGCCCCACTACCCGAAAAGTAGCTGATATCTAAATCTTTTTTTGTAACCGAGAAAAGTAACTCTTTCATAATCCCTCAGTTCCCCCGAACTCATAGTCATTTTGCGTACCACCCTCTCTGGCCGCTGAGAATTGCCGTAGAAGCCATTGTCCCTTTTTTGTACCCAACCATGCCTTGAAGTCCTTTTCGTTCAAATTTAAGCCCAAAGAATGAGTTTCCCGCCTAATTCCTTTCAGAACCAAGCGGAGATAGTTTAAGTAAGGGAAGGTTCTTTCTTTTGTAACAATGTTGCCGTTCTTGTTTACCGTTCGATATTTTGTGAGTTGGTTGTAGTGATTGTAAACAGCTTCCCGGTGAGTACCACAGGATTTCGCCAGTTCTTCAGCACTAAACATTCTATACGCTTTTAGAAACACTTTATCTTCAGGCCAGTCAACCATCAGAGTCCTCCAGTTCAATTTCTTGCAATTCTGTATTTTTACCCCAATATCTGTAAGCAGATACTTTGCTCTCAAAAATAAACAACAAGCCTGTACATCCTTTGGGGAGGTTTATTCTGGTCTTATATCCATCTACCGAAATTTCCCCTGAATGTCTCTGTAAGGCTATTACCGGCTTTTTCATTTCCTTTTCCTCTCATTTTCTATATGCTGCAGGTCTTGACCATTTCCTGTTTAGCTTTTTCCACTCTTTTGACCAATTCATGGGATTCTCATTTCTGTAAAGTTGAGCGAAAGGCAAAAATCCTAACTTGTAAACCGATTCAAGGCGGGTTTCGGCATCTAAAATATTTTCACCATTAAACCCGATCAAGACATAGCACCGCTTCTTGTTAACCGAAAAATCAGAAGTTAAATCAGCAACCCTTTCAAGATGTTTTAATGCCCCCTTGTGATCACAGGCAAACCACATTTCATTTATTGACAATTTCTTAAATTGATCAACGTGCCACGTACTCAATAATTGAGCATCAAGGCCACCTGAAAATTTAATTCCCTTTTGGCCTTGGAGCATATCAAACACTTTTACCAAATGATCTTTTGAACAAGCAAGAAGATTATTGTCTTGAATAATATGCCCTTCCTTGATTTCAAATTCCCTGATTTTACCTTCTCTTTTTGGCACAAAACACCAAGGACATTTAAAAGGACAACCCCGACTCGTGAAAATAACTCCTTCTTTAATGAATCTTCCGGGCATAAATTCACCGCCTGGGTCATCAAAGGCAGGGCCGCCTACCTTAACATCCGAATAAAACTCACTCCAAGCTCGTTGCAATCTCAACCCCTCTTGGATGTCCCAAGTGAAAACAACCGAGACATAAACGGATTGTTCTGGCGGGCGGAACAACGGAGGATCACCAATAAACGCAAGTTCATCTGTTGGTGTCCATTTATTTCTTGTCGGAAATACTCGGATCATTTCAGCACCATCTTTATCAACTTGCGTAAATGGTCGCTTGGGACCTGTCCCGCAAGAAGCATTTTTACATAACGGGGAGTTATGCCAAGAAGGTGTGCAACTTCTTTTTTTCCGCCTTCTCTTTTAACTAAATTATAGATTGATTGTTGAGGTTCTGTTTTTATCTCAATTATTTTTTTAATGGGCTTGAGCGGTTTTTTGAGAATATATGGATTGTCAATAAATTCTATAATGTCAGCAGTGAGAATAAACCATTCTCCCCTAAATCTATATTTCTTGAATTTCTTGTGAATCAGATTTTCTTGTTCGTAATCTCCAGGGATAGTCTTTAAAAGGGTCAACTTGAACGGGGATGCACACTGTAGGGCCGCAATCCTTATGTTTATATCATTTTTGGAGCATCCTATTTTTACATGTCCACTTTCGGATTTTATAAAATAAATCACAATATACCTATTTCCCCAATATCAACTTAATTAATTTCCGTAAGTGATTGCTTGGAGTCCGTTCACCTTTTTCAAGATGACGCACATACCGCGGAGTAATCCCCAATTCTCGTGCTACGTCAATATAACGAGTTTTATGATCATATCGTCGGAGCAGCTTGCCTATGTAGCTTTTCACAGTTATTTTCTTCATGTTCAAAACACTATCACGAACTGATTGCAATGTCAAGAAGAAAATAATTGAACAAAAAAATGAACAGATTGCAGAAATTTCTTGACAAACCATTTCACCTATGATATTTTTGACTCGAAATTAAGGTAACTGCCCTGACAAATCCTTCAGAGCCATTCCAAACGATGGAGCATGGCCATAAGGATTCCGCAATGGACATGGCGGTATAGTTCTTTGGTAACTACTTTACAACTTGGGCGGGGTAAAAAGTCCTGGTCAGTATTAGACAGGTTCCCGTCCATTAACAGGGTCATTCTCCCCTTTAAAGAGAAGCGGCAGTTGATATGTATAACTTTTTGGGGGAGGTTGGAGCCTCCCCCGGAAAAGGAGAGAAGAAGAATGGAGAATGATACATTCACGGGTTGGAACAGTTTCCCAGGAATAACCCCGAGTTATGACTTTGACGCTATTGTGGAGTTTCAGGACGGCCGCAAATGGATTGCGTCATGGCAAGGTGATCATTGGGATTTCGCGACTCCGCATATCTTCTCTTGTGAAGTGCCAATAAAAAGATGGATGGCATTCCCAGACTAAAGAGAGGATGAAATGAACTTCAAAGAAAAATCCAGACAATGGGAAAATCGGCAATTAAACAAATATCTCGATAGCCTTGACCGGGAAGATGAAGACCCGGAAGATGATGTTTATAACGACAATTATGACGAGATCATTGAGAATGGAGGGAGAGATGAACCAATTAATTGAGGATGATTTTTTTTATGAACACGAGGAATTTTATACGCCGCCATTAACGACAAAGGAACGCATGAAAAATGCGACAGAATATCGGCTGAAGAAATGCAACCAGAAAGCGGACAAAGTTTCAACAGGATTTTGTTTGTTCCTGTTTGCCTTGTTCATAGGATTATTTTTTTATTGGATGATTAAATAAGGAGGGAGAAATGCCAAATTTTGATTTAGATTTTGATGTAATATGTGAAAGATGCGGCAGCGATTTAAGTAGAAATGCTATGGCAGAGAATGCAAGCGGTGTATTTAAAGTAATAATTGAGCCATGTGAGGACTGTTTAAACGATGCTTATAACGAAGGACATGAGATGGGATATGATAAAGGATATGCAGACGGAATCCAGAAAGGAGGGCAACCGTGAAGTTTACAGAAGCGAAAAAGAGATTGAAAGGGCTGGCTAAGGGAGAATATCACAATATTGAATACAGCTTAACAGAGTATAGCGATGGCAAGCAAAAGACACAATGCAGACTATACATAGGAGGTAAACCCTTCCAAAATGTTACAGCATCCACATTTGAAGCGTGTTTCGCGCAACTTGAAAACAAACTCGAAGAAACGCCGGATATTGAAGGATAGGGGGGAGAAATGGAAAAGACATATGAAGCATTACCGCCGATAATTTATGATGTTAATTTAGCACAAATAGCAAAACTTGAAGAACAGTATATGCCGCTTGTAATTACAGACCTAACCGATAAAGATCAATTTGACGCTGTACATGGCGGTAGAATGGTTATGGTGAAAGTAAGAACTACTATCGAGAAGGCACGCAAAGCACAAGGCGCAACCGCGTTGCAATATAAGCGTGATGTGGATGCGGCGGCAAAAACTCTATTGAATAAAAGCATGCCGATTGAAGAGCACTTACAAGGAGAAGAGGATAAAGTCATCCAGGAACAAGAACGCATCAAAGCTGAAGAAGCACGACTTGAAAAAGAAATGCTCCAAGCCCGGATTGATGCCCTTGGGAAATATCAGATCATGCTACCATTTTTCGATGTTGCCGCAATGACCGAAGAAGAATTTGAAGCAAAACTGGCAGAGGCAAAGTCAACGTTTGAAGCTGAAGAAGAACGTCTTGCAAAAGAGAAGGCCGAGAGAGAAGCGGAAGATGCCAGAATTGCCGCTGAGAAGGCTGAGAATGTCCGTATTCGAGAGGAACAGGAAGCAAAGGCTAAGGCATTGCAAGAAAAGGAAGATGCCCTAGAGGCAGAACGCTTGAAGCTTGAGGCAGAGAAAAAGGCGGAGATTGAACGAAAAAACAGGGAAGTATTTGAGAAAGAAGCTGAAGAAAAGGCAAAGATTCAGGCAGAAACGTATATGAAAGAAAAAGTTGAGCGAGAGGCAAAAGAAAAAGCGGAACGTGAAGAGGCAGAGAAAACGGAAGTTGCCCGGCAAGAGGCTTTGAAACCGGATCGTGACAAGTTGATTGATTTTGCCAAGCGTATTACCGAGATTTGGCCACCAGAAGTCGAAAGCGAAACAGCAAAGCGAATAATTAATGTTGCTCAACGGCAACTGATTCAAGTATCCGACAACATCATAGAACATTTGGAGGAAATGTAATGGAAACAGTAAAATACCAAGCAGGAGACAACACCGTAGAATTAAATCCTGACACAGTACGCAAATATTTGGTATCAGGACAAGGTAAAATCACAGATCAAGAAGTAATGATGTTTCTAAAACTCTGCGAATACCAAAAGCTAAATCCGTTCTTGCGAGAAGTATACCTCATAAAGTACGGAAGTGATCCGGCTACAATGGTAACAGGAAAGGAAACCTTTTTAAAGCGTGCATACCGGCATCCCAAGTATCAAGGACATAAGACAGGGATTAGTGAAGATGGGCAAATAGCTTGGGCTGAAGTGTATGTCGAGGATTACCAAGTGCCAATTCGGTGTGAAGTGGATTATGCTGAATATGTTGGCAAAAAAAGGGATGGAACAGTAAATCGAATGTGGGCGGCGAAGCCTAACACAATGCTCAAAAAGGTCGCACTTGTCCAAGCACTTCGAGAAGCATTCCCTGAAACTTTTGGGGGGATGTATTCACAAGAAGAGATTAATACTATCGACATACCATTATCCACAGAAGTAATTGATACTACTGGAGACAAAGCGGGAAGCGAGACTGTCTACATTACCGAAAAGCAGGCTTCAGATATCACTACTATGATTGACGATAAAAGTGTTGACAAAGTTAAATTCCTTGCCTTCATGAAAGCTGAGTCGCTCGAAACAATCCCGGCAAGTGATTATAATAAGGCAATCGCTTCTCTGAAGGCTAAAAGGAAGGCAGAAAGAGTCCCTGGGCAGGAGGGATAATATGCCGATAATTATTAATGACATAGAGCAAGGCACTCCTGAATGGCACGCCTTGCGATTAGGCAATCCTGGTGCAAGTAATGTTTCCAAAATCATAACAAACAAAGGTGATCCCTCAAAACAGGCCGATGATTATATGAGACAACTTGCAGGCGAAATTATTACCGGGCAATGCGAGGAAACATTCCAGTCAATTCACATGGAAAAAGGATTACAAAGGGAGAACGAAGCGAGGACGCTTTTTGAATTAATATATGATGTCAACATCCAACAAGTTGCGCTGGTTTACAAAGATGCACAAAAAAAGTTTCATGTAAGTCCAGATGGGCTGATAGGAGACAATGCAGGGATTGAAGTAAAATGCCCTATGATGAAAACACATGTAAAATACTTACTTGAAAACAGATTGCCAACTGATTATTTTTCTCAAGTTCAAATGTCTTTATATGTTTGTGAAAGGGAGTTTTGGTATTTTATGAGTTACTGCCCCGGGCTTCTTCCATTGATTCTTAAAATTGAACGGGACAATGTTTTCATTGGGAAGTTAGAAGCCGAGCTTGAAAAGTTCGTAGAAAAGTTAATTTTCATAATAAAGAAATTAAAGGAGATGGCATGATCCCGACATTCGTAGGAACTGTAACCAAGGGCAAGCTCCATCTTGACATGCAACCGTCTTATGACCGTTGGTTGATAACTCTCGAAGACAAACGAGTTGTCTTATCCGTGAAAAGATTTCGCAAGGACAGGACGCCGCCGCAACTGAAATACTATTGGGGTGTATGTGTGAGGCTTTTATCTCAGCATACAGGCTATGAAGAAGACGAAGTCCATGCTATTCTGAAGTATAAGTTTCTCCGGGCTACCAACGATGACGGATATACGTACGTGAAAAGCCTTTCAACCATAGCAAGACAGGTTGATACGCTTGAGATGAATGAGTTTATAGAGAAAATACAACGATGGGGAGCAGAAATAGGATGTTATATCCCCGATCCTGAATAAATAACTTGACAAAAAGAAATCATTGTGGTTATGCTTATTTTAAGGAAACATGACATGAACACTTCAATTAACAATATAAGAGCTTTATGCACCGGGTTCCATGATAGCGATATTATGGGCAGGCCATGTCACCTGCTTCCTTCCCGGTGCATAGGGCTTTTTTATTGCCAAATGCCAGTTCAATTAGTGCCTATCCTGAGCATACCACAATGGTCGATAGAGGGACTACTCATCAAAGTAAAACACCTGACCGAGTTCAACGGGACGACTACGGCTAAGCCGATAAAAGAATCTTATAAACTGCATCTGTTAAAACCATATGCTTTAGAGTGCATTGGTGGGTTTTGTTCCAGACCTAAAGGGACAAGCTGGGCGGGGTGGCTTCACGATACGAGGCGGTTCATAAAGCGATGGTGTTTTCTTTAGCATACTGACGAAGTAGCTTTCTTTTGTTCATGCTCAATCGAAACAAGCAATAACTAAAGAGCTTGTAATAGATGCTGAGATATACGTCCCGATGTGTCTAAAACAGAAAAAGGAGACTTAAATGGAAATAGAATACTACGAATACGAAGGCAACCCGATTATGAAAATAGTGACGGGCGAAAGTAAAGACGGTAAGAAAACTTATGGCATTTCGTTCGGCAAAAAGAAAGCTCAAGCGATTCTCGAACACATTGACGAAATCAGGAAATTTGTTGGTGGAGATGACTGTTCCGTAGATAACCCACCCTTTTAACCGGCCTTCCCAAGGAGGGCAAGTCGGGGGCTTTTGGGTTTTTTACTCTCCTTCCCTGAAGGCCTCCGCATAAAGGAGGAATTATGAGCATATATCTCGACCTTGAATGGTCCAAGAAGTTGAAGACAGCGGGAATTGAATTTAAAGGCGTTCCGGCTCCAACACTTGAGGAACTTCTTAATATGCTGGAGGGAAACTATGGAATATTGGAAGTTGGAATGAGTCTTTTTGGAGAAGAGAGATCAAAAAAATTTCGTCTTATTTTCTGGCAAGAGGACAAAGTATTTAAAAATACTGACCCTAAAATCACAGTAGCTGAGGCATTGTTATGGCAGAAGGGAGAAGGAAGATGACTGATTTAAATCATCTTCACCCGAAACTTCTTGACGGTTGCAATTAACTTCTGAAAAAACTTCGGATATTTCATTGTGAGATAAACGCCTAATCCCATAAAGATATAGATGTTGTTCCAAAAGAATTGTTTCAGGGTTTCGTTAGTTCCCGGGTTAGTTAGCCAAAGCATAAAGTCTGTCATAATAATACCCCCTCAAAGATCACTTCGTAATCTTTCCATCGATGTATCATGTCTGAGATATCATCGGGATTCCAACCCTTCCAAGCTTCCACCAAACCAGCCTTAAACAAGAATTTCATTGTCATTTCCGAACAAACCACAAGCCCAAAGTTGAGGTATTTCGCAAGCGGAGGTATCAGAAAAAAGAGGAGCCTATGCCCGGCGTATGCTTTACCGAGATGATGCTGTACGTCTTTCCATCCTTTTATAAAGGTCTTATAATCCATATCCTTGTGCCGACCGATTAGCACTTGAGTCCCCCGATAAGCCTTGTAAAAGTCTTGTGTTTTATTTGTCCAAAGTGCTTCAAAACTAACAGGCTTATCTCCGCCTTGAATTAAGAAACCCGAATGAGAATATTTGCTCTTATTGTCCTTTGACCAAAACCTTTGAACTCCGTTAATCGCGCGTCCTAACATCATGGGGTTACGAGTACAGAATATGTCGCCTTTTTCGAGTTTCACTGTTCTATCCTCCCTCAGTTAAATTGTATCATCTATGTCAACAGGTTTCCTTTTTAATTTATACAAAATCGCAATTTGTGCGTTGATTTCATACATTTCCATCGTATACAGGATTCCAAAGGATTTTCTTAGTTCGGTCATCTTTTTTTCAAGCCTTTCAATTTCTGCGTCAACTCTTGTTTCCATAAAGCCATATTACCTCTGGTGTACCATCTGGATTATCATCAAAATGTATAAATGTTTTGTGAATCCCGATCCGCTTAAATCCAGCTTTAATCAGAGCCTCAAGGATTATGAACCTCTGTCGGCTATTATCCGCCCTCACGTCCATTGCGAACCCAAGGGGATGGTTGTCTGAGGTAGAACCTATTTCCCTATTGTGCTCCCAGCATCGAAACCCACTTGTAACGTAAAACGGGATGCCTGCTATTTCCCTTGCAAGGTTAGCTTTCCGCATGAAATGTTTATCCATATTGCAACGTCCACAGCATGGACACTGCATTTCTGAAAAGGAGAAGAATTTAGAAATCATATTACTTGTCATGGTGAATAGACCCCACCATCTTCAGCGTGTTTGTGCGTCCAGAGTTTTTCTATATTCTTTCCATTCGCATCAACTTGTATTTTTATCTTGGCGTCTTCTTCGTGTATTTTCCGTGCCATGTTTGTGCGGCGTTCAAGACAGTCATTTTCTGATTCAATCTTGTCAATTTTACCGTCAAGACAATTCTTCCAGTCCTTCTTGAAGCTCCGCCAATCCCACATAAACCAACCCATTAACATACCCATGCCACTCATTACAATTCCTGATAGAGTTATTTCCATTTACTTTCTCCTTGTTTCTATTTAAAATTAAAAATTAGCTCCGAAACTTATTGCCGGCCCTGCACCAGAAGGATTACGAAATAGTGCTTCAGCTTCTGAGGCTGTTAGGGCTGTATTATAAATACGGACTTCGTCGATGAGGCCGGTATATTCATGTCCGGCCACGGCGTATTTGCCTAAATATAAAGTAGAATTGAAATTGCAAGTGCCACTATGTGATCGTGAAGCTCTCTCCACTCCATTTACATATATTTTTTGAGTTGCACCATCCCAGGTAACGGTAAACAGATATCTCCCTGTCATATAACTATCTACGCCATGATACCATTCATCTATCGGATCGTGCCAAGATGCCTCTCCATACTTATAAAAAGTATCATCTGCTGAACCAAGCGCCATTTTTAAAGCACAGGCGTCTTGCCAAAAAGAAAAAGTATAAGCTGTAAAATTATATGCAAAAGGAATACTTACATATTCGTCCACCCCATTAAAGCTCAAACACTTCCCTACAACTCCATCAGCCCATATATCTCGGCCGATCTTTATATAATCAATTTCAAACTCGTCATCAGCACTATCACCAAAATCAAATCGTATTGCAGTTATAGTGTTATCAACCCAATCTGAGCCGCCTGCTGTCAAATGCCGCATGTCAAATTCTATTATTTGGTATTCGGAAAAATTAGACGGTTCTGATACTGCTTTCCTGTAATTTTCGCTATAACTATGGCCGCTAGTAGTATAATAAAGAACCCCCTGCCACACGCTACCAGCTGTTCTTTTTATCCTAACAGTAATGATAAAATAATTTTCACCTACTATTGACATTGAAGATTTTATTAGTTGTGGATCACTTCCATCCGGTGTTATTGTAATAGAATCTGCATTTTCTGTAATTGTAAGATACTTTCCTGTAAACCCATCAGACGAATTCTCGAATTCATTTAATTCGTGTGTATCAGATACAGGAAATCCGTTGAGCGTACCATCATTGTCGTTGCCTGATTCATCAGGTGCATTCGTTCCTGATGTTTCATCTAAAGGCCAATATCCTACAAGTGCCATTTTATATCTCCCAGGAAGAGGCTAAATAAATCCTGCCAGCCCATCTTGACAAATAGGTTTCTGTTTTTTTATGACAACTTTTGCATAAAGTAATGCCATTATTAATATCCCACAACTTATTACAGTGTAATGCTTCCTCAAGATTAGTGATATTATTTTCGCTTATAATTAAAGATAAAGGTTTTATATGGTGTGCGTTTAACTTCCCACCACGTTCCCCACATTTTTGGCAGATATAGTTATTTTTTTCAAAAATAGTTTTAACCCATTCCTTGTAAATTAGATTATGTCTAAGTATTTCTTTGAAATCACATTTTCCTTGTGACTTAAATTGTGTTGGACGATAAAAATTCAATCTTTTATCTATTAATTTATTTAATCCTTTATTCCAACTACTTTTACCCTTATGACTTTCACTTATCTTTCTTTTTGTCTCTTCACTTCTTTTTTTACCAAGCCAATATTTAACGCTTTTGCGCCCCTTTTTAAAACCACCGTTATTAACACATCCTTTTTTATCTTTATTCCAAGCAACTCTGCCTTTTTGTCCAGCACTCATTTTAGCCCTTGTTTCTTCAGAATAACAATTTTTTAATCCTTTATTCCAAGGGACTGTTCCTTTTTTTGCAAGACTTATTTTCATTTTTGTTTCTTCTGAAACATACTTTTCCCCAGAATCATTTCCATTAACTTCCACAATTTAACCCTTTCCCTAAGTTTCCCACGGCGTAGCTTGGCCCCAAAAACTGACGCCATCATAATAGAATGAAACTAAGATTGTTTTGCTCGCTCCACCCAAAGACCAATTTGGTTCAGCTCCCAACCATTTTACTGTCGCAGGCCAAGTTGCATCTCTACCACCTGTACTATCCTGAAGCATCGTTAAAAGAAGATTGCATTGGTTAGATGGTGCTGTAAAAGTAAATGTTTCATCCTGTGCTCCAAAGGTAAATTTAAACTTATTACCAAGTTTCCAATCTATCGTAGTAGTACCGTCTCCTGTAGCTGCTTGTTGTGTAAATCCTATTGAGTGTGCACCGCAGTCCATCTCACCACCAAGTTCTGGAGTAGTATCTTCTACAACATTAGCAAGCTTCTTTTCAAACTCATCCCTCGCCGCATTCTGGCTTGGAGCTATATCAGTAACTCCATCCCATGTAGATTCGTCATAGGCTGTATCGGAGATGAGAAACGCCTTGATAGTCGTCCAGGTGGATTTCTTTGATGTGGGCGTCCCCGCAACATCATCAACCACTTCTATCAAATCCGCATCCGCTAAAGATGCGATTGCGTCTAAATCAGTGATTTTCTTGTTCGACATTTTTGACCTCCTTTTGGTGCTTCGCCAGTTCCATTCGCAATATTCGATTCTCAACGGTTAATTCGCCGATTATCTGGAAAAGCTGTTCCGGGGTTATGGATTGATTATTCATTTTTTCACCTTCTTTTTTAATAATTTACAAATTACATAGTCCGGTTTGATGTGCCTCTTAATCAATATTGACAATAAAATCCGACGCATAAATCCTGAAGTTTAGAACAAATGCTGTAGCCGTACCGTATTCAATATGAACATATAGTTGACATAAATCATTTTCAGACCAACCAGCTATTAATTGGCCGTATGGCTGGGGGGCTGAAGAGCCGGTGATTCGTTGCGTACCTACGGCAATGCCATTGCGGTAGATACGGCCATAAGCATTAGGGCCACCACCAGCGTACATCTCAAAGTATACATAGAGCGTCCCACCCTTCGGAATCTTGATTTCTTTTAATTTTGTATAAGAGAGGGAAGTGGTACCTCTTTCTGTATCAGCCGCTGCCTGAAGAATTGCTGTCGCGGGAACAGAAGGAGCCATAGTTTTTCCGGCATACAGCTGGGCCGCAGTAACTTTATCATTACCAATCGTTAATACAGTGCTACCTGTCACATCTCCTGTGTGGGCGTTATGGTTAATTGTTCTATTGGCATTCATCCGTCCGCCGCCAGAAAGGCCGGTGCCTGCTATTACGCTTCGTGTAATTCCGTCAACAATATCGTCTTCCTTCAATGCCCTGAAATTCTCCCGCATATCCGCCGCTACTAAAGAACCCCCTGTTACGGGTTTGTTTCCATCATATGCCATTTTGTATCCCCCTATACTCCAATTAAATTAATATTTGCATGTCCACCAACGTCATTCCCCGCCAAGTTATACAATTTCACCGTAATGCTGGATGAAGACTGAGCTGTAATTATAGGTACGAGTGGCGTAGAACCCACTGGTGTAACTGTAATCGCCGGAGTCGCATTAAATCCATTTAAACTAATTGCCGTCCCGCCATTTGCTATTGTTTTATTAACTTCTTGCCCAAATAGATTGACCACATTTCCCAGATAAGTCATCGTATGAAGAATGATTCTATCTGTCGTAACAGTGGTTGTAAGTTCAATCTTAACCTTAAAATATCTAAAAGTGGATAATGCCCCCGTTGCTTTATAAATATCTCCCGTAATCTTGTTTATAGCGGCTGTTTCCCAAAGACCGTCATTAAATGTAGGAGAATTTGCCCCGAAGTTTACATTATCTGTTGAGTACTGGAGTTTAATTGTTTCCGTAGTTGATGCGGATGTTTCTTCAACACGAGTGTACCTCAATGCTAATTGAAGGGTTGCTGAACTTCCCAAATCCATTGAAGCAGATGTCCAACTACCTGAAGCATCTGTTGGTTCGTCCCACATTTCTGTATCCCAAACACCGCCGTCATCCCATTCCTTGGCAGTGGATATTCTTACTGAGATCCCATAATCGAAATGTGTACCAGCATCTCCGTTTGTTTCACCCCCATTACTTAAATCCGTAGCCGTCAAATCATATTCATATTCATCCCCCGCACTCAAAACAGTCTTTACGTAATCCATTGCCTGGTTTAGATCGCCGTAAAGGGTTGAGATGAATTTATCAGCCGTAATGGATTTGGCATAGATGCAGGCTCCGTCCATATACGTTGGTGATCCCGCTTTTCGCCATGCCTCGATATTTGCCTTTGTAGCAGCGTCGAGGAACATCCTGTCAGTAACGCCACTCTGCAAATCTCCTTCGGCAACGTCATCTTGTGTTGCTAAGGCACCCGCGTCGGATAATTGAGCTATTCCTGAACCACCAGTAATATTGATTGAACCTGACATCCTAATGCCGTTTGTGGGGTCGATCTTGATGTAATTATTTGCGTCGATATAGCTTGCCCAGCCGTAAATGTCAGATGAATATCCAGCATAACCGTTGAGATTGCCCTCTCTGATATGGGTTGTGATTGTATTCCAGGGTTCCCCCGCATGGGTAAAAATTGACAAGTGTGGAGCGTTGGTATCGGAAGCAGTGAGATAAATACCCCCATCTCCTGATTGACCATAATTTACTACAGAAGCTCCCTTCGTCCATTCAGGATTTGATCCGTCTGCATAATCTCCGGCTTTATCTCTGATGACCCGATATATAGGAGCAAATGTTACATTTGTCACCTCCATCCATTCAGCATCGGATCCTTCTTTAATATGCAGAATGTCACCAATTTCAAAGGTTTCATTACCTTCGATAGCAAGCCAGCAACCAGCTAAAATGCCTGATATGAAAACAGAACCTGATACAGAGACAGACTCATTCAGCGTCTTATCATAAATTCTCGTAAGTACATACGCATCACTCGTAATGAGTGATTCAGCAAGGGCACATTGCATATTCCAAAGAGCCAAAACCGCATCACCGGCGCTGGATGATTCTGAAATAGCACATTGCGCATTCCAAAGAGCCAATAAAACATCACTTACCCAACAGGATTCAGAAACAACTGCTTGCGCCGCCCATAGTGTTAATAAAGTGTCGGAAACTCCCGAGGATTCCAATATTGTGGTTTCGGTAATTACAGCAAGGGCATCATTAGCTACGCTTGATTCTGCAATAATCCCTTGAATTGCCCATTGTATTGATTCGGCATCACTTACAACAATAGATTCTGGGCCCCACTGTTCGCCAATGCGCGTATTCCCATCTTCGGTTATACGCACATATCCGGCTTCAGTAGTCCGATTAACAAAAGCTATTATGCCTTCATGAATTGCCATGCCTTACTCTTTAGCTGTCTGCTAATGTGATCGCAATCGTCACATTCAGAACATCGTCATCAACGACATTTTTTGCAGCGGCGAACTTACTACCGCTAAAAAGCGTTCCGCCGCCTAACACATTACCCTTAGTAGTAGCAGCTGATCCTCCACCAACAAGTGAAGCACCATAAATCGTCTTCGTGGCACTGATAGTGAAAACAGCTTTGTTCGCGGAATTTGTGATTACTTGATTTGAGGCGGCAGCTTCATTATATTCCGGTCGAGTGAGTTCGTCATAATCCGTGCAAGGCGTATAAACAGGAACGGCGTATGTAGTGTTTCCATCCGGGGTAACATCATCCTCGAATATCTCTACATACCACGGATTAATAGGCGTTACTCCGTGGAAAGTAACGTCTAACATGTGATCGAGCCCTTCATTCGTGCATACATTATCATATTCCCACTTATCAATCAACTTGCCCTTCCTGAAATGTTCCCAGTTCCAATGGACTTTAATGTCCACGTTATGCCCTGTTCGTGCAGGGCGTGTAACCTTTCCTAAAACTGTGTCACTTGCTCTTGCTTCCATTTTGTACCTCCTTAAAAAGTTTGATTATCATCCGCGATCATTGTGACATTTAAAAGATCAGCGGGTAAAACTGCCAAATTCCCACCCACCGCTGAAACAACATCTTTCTGAAAGACCGCTGTTCTAATTATTCCACGTGCTGCAATATTCCCTACTTCTAATAGATCAGGTTCAAGCGTAAAACCCGCACCGAAGACTCCTGAGACATAATTAGAACTTCTGATTCGATTGTTTGCGCCGTCTATTGTAATACCGTCAACAATGATTTTATCATTGCCCGAATCAATTACTATCTTTGTTCCTGTCAACGTAGTTGCCGTAAGTGTCCACCCACCGATTGTGCCACCGGTCGCTTTGATGTTGCTGACTGTTAATTCTCCTTCTGCCGTCAGCTCGGTATTGGTTCCCTTCCATGATATATTTGAACCGTTAAATTTAAAATACTGATTCGATCCATCCCCGAAATAAACCTTGCCAGTCCCGTCTGCTATGAATCCGGCGGCTGATCCACCTATAGTCAAAGCATCAGCACCAGCCCCTAACGCTATTTTTGGTGTTCCATCTAAATTGCCTAAAACTATTGTGGTACCAACATTATTAATTGCTACATTCCCACCCCACAAATCATACGTTCCACAAAAAAAGCTGGATAATTTTAAGTCTTTTAATTCTACGGTATTCGTCCAATAATTGTTGGTGGAATCATAAACAATCATTGACTTGTCAGTAGGTTCATTATCTGTGCTGTATTTAATTTCTAATTTTCTGGGTTGCCAAACTGCGTTTATTTTGGGGGTATCATCAATCTCACACGCCCCAATATATCTATAATTTCCACTGGTGGGCAAATAATAACCCCCCTTGGCATCGACCCATGTGGGAGCATCAGTTTCAGCGGTGAACTCGCTTGCAGTCAATATTGAACCAGTGTCAGGCGCCCTAACATAAAGATAATAAGTCGTGTTGGCTAAAGCTCCGACAAGGTTAATCGTAAGTTGTTCCTCGGCATCATAAACCATTTCGTTTATTTCAATGGAACCGCCGGAACAATAAAAATTAGCCGTGTCTTTTATTGTAAGATCAAGACCTGAACGCCCGCCCTTTGTGATTGACATGGTAGTGAAAAGACCTTCAGAGTCGGTATCAAGATGTCCAGAAGGCTTGCATTTGACATAGTTGCCCATTGATCCCTTTGTCAAACCACCGTCAGACTTATGATAATTCTGAAGTCCTGAAGGCGAACCTGTCTTTTCAAGACCGGGATTAGTCGCAAGACGAAGATTAAGTACATCCCCCATATCGCGGAACACGTCTCCGATATTTAACCCGGCAATCCTGTCCTCATAAAGTTCACGAATAAGCTCCCAAACCTGACGCTTGAGGTCTTCCTGTGTGTCACCGCTTATTGGGTATGGTACTTGTGCCATTACTTTACTTCCTTGGATATATAGATAATATAACAACAAAACGCCCAGATAAGACATGCTTCAAAAAAATGATTATATAAATATTCCATCAAAACTCCCTTTCTGTTCTTTGTTGTTCTATCTTTGTTGCGGTTCCAATTATTCTTGCTGCTAAAGTTGCTGCATGTGGTGTGCCTTTGGGTAGTCTTATTCCTTCAGCCAACCATTTAGACCAAGTTGGATGAATTATCATTCGGGCCAAAGCATAGGGGGTAATAATAAATCCAGTGGCGCCTGCTGTTATTGCTGGTTGGCCAAAAAACATACCACCCAATCCTACTATGGCTGGTGCTTGCGTAAGCTGAATAAGCATTTTACCACTTCCGCCGGTTGATTTTTGTATCAAATCACCCATAATGCCTATATTTCTTATTCTTGAGAGTTCTTCTGGTTTGAAGATTTGTTTTAATGATGGCTCGCCCATTTTTCTTAACCTGCCCAGTAAACTTTTCCCAACGAGCTCACCTTCTGCACTTTTAGACAAATCCATCAATCCTTCAAGGTAAGAGTGTTTCAATGTAATCCACGTTTTATTATCAACTACTTTCTTAACACGTCTTATTTGTGTAACTGCTTTGTCTCTGAAAATAGAGTTTACTACAAATTCAGGTCGTTCCTTTGATATTTCGGTTAGTCTTCTTATGAATTTATTAGAGAATCTTTCTTTACCGGCCTTATAAAATTTATCAGCATATTTCCATGTTTCTAAAGCATCGCCTGATAGTTCTTTTGCCCCTGTTTCCATTGCTTCATTTGTCAATCCAAAAAACTTTTTAGCTAATCCCATTGCCTTGTCTTTTGTTACTGTCATTGTTGAAAGCTCATCACCCAACCCTGAACGTATAGCTTGTGCTTCTTTAAAGGTAACAAGATCGTCTAATTCCAAGACCTTTTTTAATAAAGTATCTCCTGACTGAGTAGCCCCGATGCCTTTACGTTGCTTGGCAAGAGCGAGAGCTCTATTAGCAAATTCTTTCAATGGTGCAAGGGATACTACAGCTCCCTCAGTAGCATCATCTACTTTTTTATAAAGGGTTTCGGCTGCTTTTTTAAATACTGTATTTTTTGCAGTAAAAGCCTCTTGATATAAAATCCCAATTTCCTCGGGAGATAATCTTGCGTCTAAGTTAGAAGCAAAACTCTTTACTGTATCATCTATATATTTTCCAAATGCTTCTCTTTGTCCTATCCTAAACTTACCTATTGGGCCTCTACCAAAAAATGAACCTTCAGCTACTTCTTCAATTGTATCAATAAGGCCACTTTCGGTTTTTTGTGCGGGTGTCATGTGTGAACCATATTGTCTTAGTATTTTGCCTGCCTCTGCCGCTTCTGGAATAATTGTTTTCCCGGCCGGTGCTAATATCTTTTGACCAGCACCAATAATGCCACGTCCCCCAGCTTCATAAGCGGCTTGGGTAAGGCCAGCCTTACCAATAGCCTGTGTTGCCTCGGAAGATGTTTTTGGGGCTTTTTCTGAGCCTATCAAGTGTTGGTATATCTGCTGATATGATTTGCCAGCGGCACCACCAAGACCAGCCATTCCTATTGCAGTGAGTGGCCCACCCGAAGCACCAATAATGCCCCCTGCGGCTCCACCAATAAGCTCAGGAAGCTCCTTTCTTAGGCCCTCCCAAAACGTAGGATCTCTTTCACCGCCTTCAAGGATTTTCTTCTGAATATCGGGAACAGCAACACCCCGTCTTTTTAATTCATCAAGTGCCTGTCTCCGGGTAATTTGTTTTGATGTAAGATATTTAGACGTATCAATGCCCCTGCTTTGAAGCTCAGCCATTGCTTGTTCCTTGGTAATAGCCATGTTATTCTCCCTGAATAATACGGATTAACTCTTCATTTGAAGTACCAGTAATTCCGCCTGGAACCTTTAATCCTGATTCTTTAAGAATCTTGAGTTGTTCTTCTTGAAGAAACTTCACATTATTCATACTTTGTTTCCATTTTGCCTTCCAGACACTCGGAGGGTCATTTACGTCAGGAACCTGTTTCATGATACGCTTGGCTTCTGGTTCTGACATCTGAGCACCAGTTATCTGTTTTATGATTTGATTTTTAAATGCAAAGGTGGCGGCGTTGAATTCAGATTGGTTTTGTGGATTCATTCCAAATATATCTTTAACTGTACCAGCCCTTCCTGTTATCGGCCCAACAAAATTCGCATCGAATAAATAGTTCAAGTTATTCAGGGAACGCTCACTTGCTCTTGCTCCTACTATTGCTGTTCGTTCAGAAGCAGACGCAGGCTTGCCTCCTATTGCGATATTAACAGCGGATGGTTTTGATGCTCTCCAACCAGGTGGGATCGATTGTCCCTTCTGAATATATTTCTGAACTCCTGCCTTTTCAAATATGTCATATTTGGGTTGTGCTTCTTTTGGTATTATTCCCATAGCTTTTATAGGATCGGCACCCTTGCGTATCAGTTCACCTGCCAGTTGTGAATATTGCCCTTGCTGAAGCATCTGGGTTGCCTGTGACGGGCTGGGCTGCAAGCCTGTTGGCGGAGACCCTTCTATCCCAA